TCTCCAGACAACATTCAAAGACATGGAACCGTAAAGTAGGAAGTCAAGACAAGCCTTAGACCATATGTCATAAACGCTTTCACCAATAGAATTTACCATTTCCAATCTACCATTATCCCCATCAACAAGTGAAATAGATTCACCTCTAACACCATACCACTTACTCATTAAACAAGCTCTTGATGTTGGTGATGAGTTAAACATTCTAATTAGTTCTTGAGGTGCTTGGTTGGAAGGTCCATAGTAGACCCATGGCGTTCTTGTATTGACAATTAGATTCTCTTCAATAATTGGAACTCGTGCTTCCAACATCTCAAATATCTTAAAATTATCTTTCTTTAATTCTTCACTCATATCTATAAATATATCTTTTTAATGGTTTAATCACTTAGAGGGAAATTCCATACCTTACTTTCAAAAGGTATCAATGGTATAGATTTAATCCATAGAAAGTCAGGATCAGTTGTTTGATCTATTTCCTCAATTGATATAATCCAATTATCGTTTATGTCCTGAACAGGATTATAATAATTATTCTCAGCATAAGTTTTACCTGATAATGATTCAACCTGACTAATTGTTAATTGTCCTACCATCATATAGTTTCAGTTTGATTAGAACCACATACAGAAACATCTGTTGGCAATTGAATAATACTTTCAATTTGTTGAGGTGTTAGACACTCAGATAATTGATCTGTATCAATCTTAACCACATAACCCCAAAACTCCGTATAGGCACTTGAAGCATCCAAAGAACATAATGCAGTTGTTGTATCCCAAGTTGTAGTTTCACCCTCAGGTAATCCCAAACAATCGTTTATTTGAGTTATAAGATCTAATGCTTGTTGAATCTCTTGTTCGTTATATTTAATCCATCCTTTCATATTAAGTTATGCCCCACTTTGTTTTAAGATAGTTTATTAGGTTGGTTTGTTGTGTTGATGTAAGTTCTTTATCAAACATATAAATCTCACCTATTTCACCATTTACTGGCGTTATAAACTCTTCGGTATTTATAATTCTAAACTGTTGTCCTGATAATGAACCAGGGAATCCTGTTGAATTGTTAGTATTAGATATAATAGTTTCAGTTTGTGCTGAATTATTTATGTTGAAATAATCCACAATAGTCAAAGCTGAATTACTCATATAACCTTGTGCTATATGGGTTGAACTAAATGCTGTATAAGGTGTGAATGCTCTTCTATACTCAAATGCTCCATTTGATTCAATCTTGAAATTAGCATATCTTGTTTGATTTGCTTCAGCATAATTGTTAGACCAAGAACTAGATCCTGTTCTAACTGTAACTATCCCAAATGGGTTAGTTCCATTATATTTAACAACCGCAAAAGTATTCCAAGTTGAACCAGTAATTTCTGTAGTTGCCTGTAAAAAGTCATTTGATATTGTGATTGCCGACATACCTGTTCCCATCGTTGAAGCAGACCAACTTGGTTGATTGGCTGCTGTTGTTTGTGAGAACCCTGTAAATGCCGTCCAATTACCCTTATTTGATACAGATTGAACGAATTGTCCTGATCTTAAAGATAAAGTAGATGTATCATTGAAATCAATCCATATCATAGGGTTTAATGTTATAGGATTGATTGGTGTCGCACTTGGAGTAGGGGTCATTGTTTGTGTTGCTGTTTGTGAAGCGGTAATACTTGGTGTTGGTGTCATTGTTTGACTCGCAGTAATACTTGGAGTTGGTGTCATTGTTTGACTCGCAGTAATACTTGGAGTTGGTGTCATTGTTTGTGTTGCTGTTTGACTCGCAGTAATGCTTGGAGTAGGGGTCATTGTTTGACTTGCAGTAATGCTTGGAGTAGGGGTCATTGTTTGTGTTGCTGTTTGTGAAGCAGTAATGCTCGGAGTAGGCGTCATCGTCTGACTCGCAGTAATGCTTGGAGTTGGTGTCATCGTCTGACTCGCAGTAATGCTTGGAGTTGGAGTGTTAGTTTGTGTTGCTGTAATACTTGGAGTTGGAGTGCTCGTCTGGCTGGCTGTAATACTTGGTGTTGGAGTATTCGTAGGAGTGCTTGTATTTGTAGGTGTTATCGTATTAGTTGGAGTTACACTTGGTGTATTAGTTTGTGTTGCTGTTTGTGATGCTGTAATACTCGGAGTTGGTGTGGTAGTCGGGCTTGATGTTGGTGTAACAAAAGGTGTTTGAGTTTGTGTTGCAGTAACACTTGGAGTTAGGTTTGGAGGATTCAATTCATCAGGAGCAAAAAGATAATTTGAGTTATCTTCATTTGATGAAATAAATTCAACATAATAATCATTTGTTGTTTCAGCAGAAGTGGCAATAACAAGAGCTATTCCATTCTCAACAACATTATATGCTAATGATGGATTTGTGTTCGTTGGTATCTGAGCGATCTGTTCACTTACTGTGTAAAGATACTGACCTTCATATGGAAAGGCAATCTCACCAGGATTTTGTCCTTCAACAAATACAAACTCATCATACCTACTCTTATGAGTTGATATGTTAGGCAATACAAAAGACACTTTATCCTTTGTGAAAATGTGAGTGAAACTAAATAACCATTGAGGGTTTGAAAGTTCAGCATTTTGAGATACTGTAACCACCAATGTATTGAGTTGATTTGTCTTTATTATTAGCATATGAATAAATATAACACGAGAGGAACTTAATCCCCCCGTGTTTTATTTTATTAGATCTGATTATTGAACATTTATACCAGCTACTACTGATGATAAAGGTCCTGATAATTGATTAGCAGGATATGGTTCAAGAGCACCGAAAGTAAGATTATAACCATTCGCATCTCCCATAGCCAATCCGGAAACTATTGTTCCAGCAGTTATGAAAGCGCCGTATGACTCTCCCATCAGGAAGAAATCTCCGTTATTATCTTCAAACACCAAAGCTAATCTTTGAGATTGAGCTAATGTTTTTACTATATTTCTTTTTTCTTGTTCCATCTTATTGAAATAAGCAACCAATTCATCACCATAGAAAACTGTCCCTGCTTCAAGTGAAGCGTTGATAGTGCTGGTGTAAGAACTTGTTTGTCTAATCAATTGGAATTCATAAAATGTTCCTGTTCCTGAGATTGATGTGATTGTGTCAGCAGTGTTACCAGTTGAAGTTTTTGTGATTGATGTGATATTATCGTAATCAGTAATCCACAAATTTTTCAGACCCCCTACATTGTCGCGACAATCAAGAATAATCCCGTTTGATACATTACAAGCCATGTTATATTAATTTATTAATTAAGTTTATGTTTTAAATGAAAGGAGATTTTATTCTCCCTTCATTATTATTTTTTAAAGAAATAATTTTTTTATTTCAAATTATCTCCTTATCTTTGTTCTTCAATATTAGTATAGACCGTTAGTCACAAAGAATTGTGGGAATGCGATAGCACTTCCAATTTTCCATGCCGACATCATGCGCACAGACTGGAAGTCCATGCTCCACCAAGCCCTAAATGAATCTTCATCCGACATTAAGTCAACACCAACTAAGAAATATTGTTGAGGAGCAATTACAATAAGATCGCTGTTATACAATCCTGGTGCTGCTACTACCTTAATATTTGTTTGAGGGTGGAACACTTCATAAACTTGACCTAATGTAGGTTCAGTGAAATGGAAGTTGTTAACCTGACGGATGGATTTCAAATAACATTTGAACTGTTGTTCGTTCATAAAGCAAACTAAATCTTGACGACCATAGATATTTCTATCAAGAGCTTCAATTAAGTTATCAATTTGCTCTAATACTTTTTCAGCTTTTTGTTGAACTGAACTTCCTGTTACAGAACATAAAGCAGTTGAACCAGTTACTTCAACAACACCAGCAGTGTTATCTAATAACTCAATGAATCCTGAGAAAGAGTTAGTTCCAGAAGTTGCATTCCATAAAATGTCTTCGTTGAATCTTTTTATCTGTTTCGTCTGCAAATCCGTTATGGCGGTCTCAAACGGTGCCTGCTCATTGTATGAGCCAGCGTTTAAATATTGACCTAACCAAAGTGTGTTTAATTCTTCCAAACATAATTGTTGATTAACTTTGAAAGCTTGAACTGTTACAGGAGCAGTTGTAAATTCAACAGTTCCTGCGTCGTTAAATCCACAAGAAGTTCCACTTTGAACTACTAATGTTTCAGAAAGTAAGTTAACATTTTGTGTTCCTTTAATACCTGGAACAACATTACAATACTTCATCGTTTGTGGAGACAAAACTGCTTCACTGATAATATCAG